GGACTCCACGTCGATGTAGGCCCGCACGATCGTCATCACCTCAGCGCGCGTCAGAGGCGCGCTCGTATGCGCGAGCTGCCACACGATCATGCGCGGATGGTCGTCGGCCCGCCACCGGGCGATGATCCACTCGCCGACATCGCGCGGGGTCATGGGCGCGCCAGAGGCTCGCTATTTCTGATCGCCCGCGGCGATCTCGGCCAATGCGGCATTGGCCGCTTCCTCGGTCGGGAAGCCGGGAGAGGCGATCACGCCCCCGGCCTTCACGAACCAGAGGCCTTTGGGGCCCTTGCCGACGGTCAGAGAGGGCGCTTCGGTCGTCGCTGCGCCATTGCCGCTCTCGGCGCTCACGGGCGCGCCAGCGGCGCTCTCTGCCTGTCCTGTGCCCTGCTGCGCGCCCGCGGCTCCATCCTCATCCCAGGGCGGCGTCTCATGCTCGCCGGCGGCGGGCTGCGCGGCCGCGCTGTCCTCGCCCTCGGATTGCTCCGGCGCCGGGCCGCCCTGCCCTTCCTGCGGCGCCGGCGCGACTTCGGACTGCGCCTGGCGCGCGGCCGCAATCCGCTCGGCTTCGGCGCGGGCCTTCTCCTCGGCTTCGCGCTCGAGGCGCGCCGCCTCTTCTGCGTCGACATAAAGCTCATGCCGCTCTGGGTCGAAGTCCTCCTCATTGAGGATGACGAACGGGCCTTGGTCTTTCGACCAAGGCTTCACCCTGATGGTCGGAATATGGCTCATCACGACTCCCGAAAATGCCCCGGCGGCGATTGCGCCGCCGGCTGCTCGATGTCTTACGCGCCGATCAGCACGCCGGCATGGCGCGGCGCGATCATCTTCACGCCCCATGCCAGATTGACCTCGTAGCGGAGCTGGCGCTTCTGCTTGTAGACCGCGAACTCGTACGTGATCCCCGACACCGGATCGGTGATCAGCATCACATCGTCCGCGGCGTCTCCCCCCTCCGGCATGGCCGGCGAGCGCGTCGCGAGCTGAATCGCCGAGCGATGGAAGAACATGTTGCGGGTCGTCGCGGCGATCGTCGTGATGACGGTCGCGGAAGCCGGGATGGCCTGACGCAGGCCGGGCTCGGCGATGACGATGGATCCGCCGTTCGAAACATCGGAGTCGCCGGTGACGACCAGATATTTATTGGCGTCTCCCGCGAAGGTGATGATGTCGCCCGCGATGATCGTTCCGGTTCCCGCCGCGGCGAGCGTGATGGTCGTTGCGCCGACGGCGTATCCGGCCGTGTCGGTCGTCGCCGCGCCGTTGTTCGTCCCGACGGTCACAGCCGCCTTCACCTTCGCCGAGTTGTGAAGAGAGAAGCCCTCCACATCGCCGATGATGCCGAAGCGGAGAAGCTGATCGGTTCCGGCCTCGTTCACCTTGAAGAGGCCGCTCTGCTTGCCGCGGATGTTGGCTATGGCCGTCGAGCCGAGGACCATGTGCATGTCGCTCTGCGGGGCGCCGTTGTCGTCGAGGATGCGGCGCGCCTGGGCGAAGTCGGAGAGGTCGCCCGCTGTTCCGAACGGCGTCGAATTATAGGTGCCATAGGCGCGGCTCGCATAGACGTGCAGCGCGGAGAGGTCGGTCTCGACTTCATTCGTCAGCGTGCGCAGCGCCTGCGCGATGCGGTCACGATTGATCGTCTGGAGCGTGCCGGCGTTGCGCAGCCCGAGCGTTTCCTCGCCCGTGATCCCGAACGGGACGGAACGGGCCTTGGAGATCGTCATCTGCACATTGCCGATCGTCTGCGCCGGCGTGTCCGCCGCGTAGGCCGCCGGGGTCAGATCTTCCGCCGCCATCGCGCCGACGACGGGGGACATGACGACCTGATTGAGCGCCGCCCGCTCGGCAGAGGAGTCGCGCGAGACGGCGGGAATGAAGCCGACGAGCTCGCGAGAGACGATGTCCATCGCATTGTAGATCGTCGGGATCAGGGAAGTCAGAGTGAGAGCGCCCATGGCCTTTTCCTTTCAGATGTTCGGATCATTCGGCGGATGGCCCGCCATTTCTTTGGTGAGCCATCCGGCCCGAGCGCCGCCCCGTCCGAAGCCGAGGGCGGCAGTTCTTACGCGTCGACGACGGTGTGGCCGTCCTTGATCTTCGCGGACTGCTCGGCCGGCGTGAGCGCCATGAAAGCGGTGCGAGAGATCGTCTTCGCGCCACTGCGCGAGCTGTTGTTGCCCTTCGGGTCCGGCCCGGTCGGCTTGCCGAGGAACTTCTTGCCTTTCGAGGCGGTCCAATCGCGAACGAAAGACGCGACATCGACTTCTCCGAGGTCGGTCTCGACGATGGCGCGACGGTCGCCGTTCTCGGCGCGCTGCACTTTGACGAGCGGGCTGAGATGGTCGACGACGGCCGGCAGGAAATCGGGATCGACGCCGGCCTCGCCGAGCGACTTGTGCAGGGCCGAGAACTTCTCGGACTTATCGATGTAGGAATCGCGATCGGCGACTTCGGCCTTCAGCGCCGAAACATCTTCCTCGTGCTTCTTCTGAAGCCCGGAGATACGCTGCTCATAGAGCTGGCGCTGCGACTGCAGATGCTCGTCCAGAGCCTTCTTCTTGTCCGGGTCGGCATCCGCCTTGAGCCGGAGATATTCCTCGGGGTCGAAGCCCTCGGGGATCTCGGCGAGGCGGCGCTCGGCCTCGGCCAGTTTCGCGCCGCTTGCTTTGTTGGCCTTGTCGAGCCTGTCGAGCGTCGCTTTGAGCGTCGCGGCGCCGGGGTGCCGCCCGAAATCCTCGACATCGAGAACGAACTTCCCGTCCTTCTCGGCGTAATGCTCCTTCAGCCCGTCCTCGATACCATCGAGGCTATCCAGTATCGCTTTGACCGCCACCGGCGTTCTCCTATTGTGTCATGCCGGGCGACGGCCCGGTTCCATTCTGCGCCGGCACGATCGCCGCCGCTGCTTCCGCATCGGTCTCTGGACCGATGGAATCCTGATCGATGAGTTCGCGCTCCTCTTCCGGTGTCCGATCCGGCGGGACGGCGCCGCCCTTCTGCAGTCGCCAGAACGCGGACTCCCACGAATACGCGCTGGCCTGCCAGCCGGCGACGATCGCCGTAATTTCCTGCGCGCTGAGGATGCGATCGAAGAAGTCGAGGTTCGGGGTCACCTTCACCGCGTCTTCATTTTCCCCGACCCATGACGCGGCGTGCTTCAGCGCACGCTCCAGTCCGGCGGCGCTCGCCATCGCGATCGTCTTCAGCGTCGTCACCTTGGCGCCGAGGCGCAACTTCAGCGCCTCGCCACTTTCAACGCTGCGCTGTTGCGTGCCCGCGAGAAGGTGAGCGCCGAGGGACACCGCGCGGTCGAGCGCCGATTGGATCGCGCTCGCTTGCGCTGCAAGGCCGGGGCCGGAGAACTCGAGGAACTTGGCGTCGCCTCCTGGCTTGAGAACCCAGATGACGCCAGCGCCGATCCCGTTCGGAACCTCGCCATTCTCGAGCGAGGTTTTCGGGTTTTCGTACCCGCTCACGACAGGGGTCGGCTCCGCCGTCATGTGGAGCCCGTTCTGATAATCAGCATCGAGGCGGTAGATCTTCAGCGCAATCTTCGCGAGCCCATAGAGCGGGACATCATCTGGGGCTGGCGTCAGATCGTTGCAGCCAATGAAGACGAAGGGAATCGCGTCCAGCGCTGCGGCGCGCCCGTTGACCGGGCGCTTCAGAGCCGGTTCATAAGCGCCGGACTCCCATGTCCCGTCTTTGGCCTTGGTCCAGATCCGCGAGACATAGGCGCCATTAATGATCGCGCATTCCCGATATTGCTCGACATCGCTCCACTTCCCGGTTTCGCGATCGAGCCGGCACGCCTTCTCGTCGAGGATCAGGAAGTCGAGGTCGCCATCGACATCTTCCCAATTCGTGATCGCCTCGGCGCGATAGCCGGCGAGATAGGGCGCCCCATTGCGAATCCCCGGGATGAGCCCATAGCGCCCGGTGATGAGCAGCTCCGTCGCCACGCGCCTGTGCAGCTGATCGAGCGTGAGCCCATCGATCGTCGCGCGCTCCCTCAACGGCTCGAGGCCCTGGGGGAGTTCGATCACCGCAGCGGTGTCGAGGATCGTCCCGAGAGCGCCGCGCACGGTCGGCGCGACAAGCTCGGGGAACTCGGCGCGGAACTGATAGTCGTCATAGGCCTGCTGGCGGACTTTGAGATCTTTGATCTTGCGCGTCCCCGACTTCATCGGGAGGTATTCTTCTCCAGCGGCCTTTACGTCGTCCTCGCCATCGTAGCAGCGGCGCATGGTCCGCCACGACGACGCGAACGCTGTGTAGCGCGGATGGCGATTTGTCGGGTCGAAGGACATCAGTAGAAGCCGTGGAATTCGGCGGAGATCGCGGGAGTGGAGATGCTGCTGACGAGCCGCCCGAACGCTCCCGACGAAGCGTCGACCTGATCCTTGAAGCTCCCACCGGGAAAGAGGCACAACTCGTCGAGATAGGCGTCGTTCCAGGCGCCCTTCACGATGTAGACGTTCCCGGCCTCGCACTGCGCCGAGAAGGGGAGAGCGCGCGTCTCCTTGTCGCCGGTCTCGGGATCGGCGCGAACATTCCAGCCGGCGAGAAGCGCCACGAAATCGGATTTCTGCACTTTTCCGGCCTGGCCGGGGTCTTGCGGCAAGCTGATCATCACGTCCTTTCCGTCGACCTCGGCCGTCGTCTTGATGAGCTTGCGCACCGCGGTTCCTTCGTCCTGCGTCGTGACGACGTGGCCGACGACATAGCGGCCGTCCGGAGTCCGCCCGAGCTTTACGCCCGCAGTCCGAGCCGCCGTCGCCTTCTTCGTCGCTGCGAGGTCCCAATGACGCACCCACACAGTGCGCTCCGGCGGCTCCTTGATGATCTTCCCGTCGAACCAGGCGCGCTTGAACATTCCGCCTTCGCGCGGCGTCGGTCGCTGTTGGCACTGGCCAGCGAACGCGTAGGAACCCATGTCGCGTTTCAGCGCGTCGACGGTCGAGCGCGGAAAGCGAACCGGGTCGAGCAGCTCGCCGTCAGCGCTCCGGGGATCTGCGAAGCCGATGACGGTGCAGCACCGCCGCTCCGGCTCGAACTCCATCGGCAGCATCAGATGGATGAAATCCATCCCCAGCTTGAGAATGACGCCGGAGACGTCGTCCTCGTGCAGGCGCTGCATCACCACCACGATCGCGGATCGCTCCTGATCGTTGAGGCGGTTCATGGCGCCTTCACGGAAGCGCCGCGTCGTGCGCTGGCGCTCCGCATCGGACTCGGCGGTTTCCGTCGAGTGGGGATCGTCGATGATGAGACGGTCACCGCGTTGCGATGTCAGCGATCCGAACGCGACGCCTTCGCGCGTCCCCGTATTCGAATTCGCGAACGAGGTCTCGCCAGCGCGGGTCAAGACGACCTCTGGCCAGAGTGAGCGGTACCATTCAGACAGGATCAGGTCGCGGCACTTTCTGGTGTCGCGCTTCACCGGGACATCGTTGAAGGCCGTGGTCAGGTAGCGTAGCGAGGCGAGCCCGCACGGCCCCCATTCCCATGCCTGCCAAAGGACCGAGACGACCAGCGATTTCGACGAACCCGGCGGAACATTCGCCAGAAGTCTCGGCTTCATCCGGCCGAAGGTGATCGCCTCCAAATGCAGACAAAGTGCGTCGAG